GATGAGGGTATTAAATTATTTTCTAATAATTATAAAGTTTATAGAGAATCAAGATTTCATCGTGATGATACTGAAGAAAATGTTTTACTTCTTTATAATAAATGTAACATTTACTTTAGCAACCTTGAACCTTGCATTGTAAACCCATGAGTCAACCAATTAATTGGAACTACCCAACACCAACAGAATCGTTTAACATGAACTCTAACCAAAGTCGTAAAGTCATTAAAGTTGCTGAGGAATTATTTTATGCAGACTTTATTGATGAAGTGTTAGAAGAAATTCAAACAAAAGCTTTTCTTGTGCAAGCTAAGATGGACAGCTTTTCTAAAGCTGAGGCTTTAGCTTATTGGATTCTCAAAAAGAATGGATATTTTAATAAGCAGTTAACTACTGAAGAGATGGAAGAAATGAAATCTCCATCAACATCTCCAACGTCTTCTTGCAGCCTTACCTCTAGGACCAGTCCAGCTTCTTGAGCGACTACAGAATCTTCTTCTACGCTTCCAGGCTTTACTACCTCTTTTAACTTTTCCTGTAACTGGAGCTTGAAGATTTGAACCTGTTGCTCGATTATACTTTGCTCGTCCTTTAGCTGTTAATCCACCACCTCTTGAGACGGGAAGTTTTTCTCCACGACCTACAGAAAGACTCGGACCTTCTTCATCAAAATACTCGACATCCTCACCGATAGTCTTGTTATTAAGAAGATAATTCTTTGAACGACTGTTGGGAATCTGAATTAAGGGTTCTCCTACATTTCGGTCAGAGATTTTGTAATTAAGAACTCTTGCATCTGGATAAACCTTAACGATTGCATCATTAACTTCCATTCTATTAGGAACTCTAACCTGAGGAAAGAACAGTTGAGATGTCATCATTTTACCTCTCCAAGAGAATAAAATTTGCATCACATGACCATTCTGAACGGGAAGAGTTGCCTCGTTTACTGATTTCTTACTCTTATTACCCCAATTAGCTGCACCAACTTTACGACATTTTACAAGAGCAGCAGAGCCATATGCACTCGGCCAGACATCGAATCTGGATTTGACTTTATGATAGCAAGCATCTTTGGTTCCACTACCCTTTCCAGGAATATCTTTCTTAGCTTCTACAAGACTCTTAGATTCTTTAAGGCTCGGTTCAGCTTTAACGTAATTCTTGTCCTTTTTACCTTTAGCAAAAGTCTTAACGTTAGTTGGTTTATCAGAACCCGCCTTTGATTGTTGATTTGGGTCTTCTTCTCTTTTTCGTCTAATGGCAGATTTAATAAGATTTTCACCCTTCTTACCCTTTTTCTTTAAGGCTGCTAGTCTAGAGCTACTGAAACATTTAGGAGTTTTAGTTTCACCTGGCTCATTAGCACAAGGAGAACCATCAGCTTGCACCCAACCAGGTTTACCATCTTTTGATTTTGAATCTTTAAACCATTGATGAAGAGTTCCGGCTTCATCTAAGGCAATATCCTCTAAGACTTTACTAAGAATTGCAGACTCATTTTGAGGGGTCTCCACTTTCTTAAGTTTTGTATAATAATCAGGGCGTTCAGCTAAATGTTGTAGAGCAATTGCCCTTGCATCTTTTTTATCGGTTGTATGTTCTTTCTCAACTTTAATTCCCATTTTAAGTTGAGAAAGAATATCTGATGAAGAAACTCCATGCTTTTTGGCAATACTCTTAACACTCATTACAGGCTTAGATTCTTTTTCGCATTCACAATCATCTTCTTCAAAGATGGACTTAAGAACCTTAGATACAACATCCTCTTGAACTTTTTCATTGGATGTAAGATATTCAGCAGCAGAATCAATATAATCAGCAGCTCTTGTAATTTTTGATTGAACCCATGCTGGAAGTTGTTGGTCTCCAGACTTAATGACTTTTCTTAAATGTTTAATAGACTTATCAATATTTTCTAACTCCACTCTAGCCATATATCCTTCTTCATCTTTTCTTTGACCATCTTTAATTTCTTTATGGTCTTCCTGAATGTTTCTTTTCATTTTAATCCAGTCATCGGGAGTTTTGTTGTGTTTGTTCTTAAACCCATGATGAAGTTCTTTAGCTGTGAGACCATATTTTTTCATGATGGTTCTCATCATCTTGTCAATCGCATTATAAGAAATATCACTGGCTACAATTAGATTATTTTCAAGTTCTTTGATAGCCTTATTTTTATTTATCATCCCTCACCTTTAAGTTGCTGTTTAATGAGTTTAAGAGCCTCAGCAGTTGTTCCAGTAAACACAACATTATTAGTAACAGTTGAAGGACCTTTATGAGTCTTTTCTTCACCAATATCTTTCATCTTTTTTTGTAAGTCCATTAGCTTATCTGCAGCGTCTGAAACACTCTTAATAAGATGTCCAACAACTTCATAGGCTCTTGCATTGTCTACTTCTTGAGCCAACTCAAGAGCATTAGATATGGCTTCTTGGCCCTTTTCTATGATGTTATAATAACTGGTTCTTGAGTAATGATAATCTTTATCTACATCTGCATTAAACTTTTGAATATCTGAAATTTGTTCATCTACAACTTGAACATCTACCGTTGAAGGCTCGTCAAGATTGAAAGTTTCATTAAGTTTTGTAAATTTCTTAGGTCTTCCCATTATTTACTCCACATCATTTGTAAATCCAAAATTGTCTCCATAGGGAATAAGAGCATTATCACTAACAGTGATTCTTTTAACATCGGAACCTGAGACATGTAATTTAATTTCAGTTTTGTCTTGACCTCTTTCTACTCTTAATTTATTGCCAATTTTGGAGGTGATTAACATTTCTTCACCATTTATATCTATGTATGAATTTAATGGAAAATTGTTCGCATTTTCGACTTCAATTTCTACATCAGTTTTAGAAACTTCTTTCGTTAAAGTAGATTCAACAATTCCAGTATAATTTATAATAGCTCTAACTTCACTGGTTATATTAACATCTCTATCTGGAGTTCCACCAAATTCTCCAGAAACTAACCCAATGTTCACCTTTTTAATAATCTGAGAATCCATAGACTGTGTAGACACTGGACCGAAAAGATATGTTTTAACTGTGAACTTTAAAGTATAAATTAAGGCTCGTCTTTCTCTGAAGTCTCCTTCATAATTATCTGTCATTGAAATGTTATCTAAAACTATATCTAAGTCTCTCTTTTCTGTAATAGAATCTAAAAGTGTTACAGAAACCTTAAGATTGGGTTGAAAATAAGGTAGAATCTGTTCAATAATTTGGAGCATATCATCATTATGTTTAGTCATTATGCTCAATTCAAAATTCAAATTATAAGGAGATGGCATATAAACCATTCTTAAGACGTTATTGTTAACATCTTTGGCACAGAACGCCTTAGTAGTTGTAACCTTTCTTTGAGAATCGTACGAAATTCCAATGAACTCAAAAGACATTCTTGGAAGAGTAATTTGAACTGGCTTATTGAGGTCGGGAACTTCTCTAAGTCTTGCCAAGAATTTTTGAGTGGGTCCGTATGAAATGGGAACTTTACCACTGAAGAAAACATTTCCCTCTTCATTTTTAGACCTAATTTCTATATTACTAAAAAGGTTACCAAAAATAATAACCGTTTTGCGAATAGCTTCGTTATAAAAATATCCGAACATAATCTTACCCTTTTATATAATTTAGGAACTTAAAGATTGCCAAAAGGATTGCCGGGTGAAAATGTAGAAATTTGGTCAGCCTCTTCCTGTAAATCTAGATTGTCGGCATAAGAATCTAAGATGTTATCACCATAACTTGGAATTTCTACTTTATAACTTGCACCACTTGTTTCCCCAGTAATCAATTCACCTCTTGTAAATATTCCAGTTGGATTTGAAAGTTGTAGAGTTTTTGTGTTTGAATCCCAAGACCTGACTCTTGCAGTATAACTTGTGGCGGAACCTACAACTACTTCATTAAATTGATACGTTCCAACTCCAACAAATACTGGACTTGAAAATGTGATTGTCGGAGCTTGCGTATATCCATATCCACTGTTTATCATTTTTACTCCAGTAATGGAGCTATTTTCAACAATTGCAACACCTTGAGCAGCTTCTGATGCTATACCAACAAAGGAAACCGTTACGACGCCAACATAACCGCCTCCACCATCAATAATATTTACAGAACCAACAACTCCATTTCCAATGAATGAAATCGCCTCAGCACCTGAGCCTCCTCCGCCAGTAAAGGCAACCGAAGGAGCAACAGTATAACCAAAACCAGAGTTTGTAATGTTTACAGCTTGCACTCTAAATTTGTCCGCATTTGGATTACATAAATCTGAAATTCCACCAATAAGGTCCGCAATACCAGTTGCCGTCTGACCGCCCGTAGGAGCCGCTCCAAAGGTCACTGAAGGCGTTGTTTCATAGTCATAACCCCTATTGAGCATTACAACTGAATAAACTCCTCCATTAACGATATTTGCAGATGCTGTTGCAGTCGCACCAGAACCAACCATAATATAAGTTTGAATAAAACCATCATTAATAAGATTTTCATCAACCGGGTCAATTCCAGTATCAATAACCTCATTTTGATACCTGAATAATTCGCAGGTTAGCTTATAAGTATATGTTTTTCCTAACTGATAAAATGGGTCTTCATGTTCTACAAATTTAATTTCAAAAATTCTATCCCCAAGAGGGAAATAAATTAAGTCACCTTCTTTCGGTCTTGTAGATAATTCGACATTAGGAAGATTCTTAATAAGCGGGGCAATATAATTTTCAAAACGTTCTCTTGATATTGTAAGAGTTGTTTCAGTCATGGCTTGAATGCCAAACTTAGTCATAAGTGTCCCAGCACCTTCATAACCTTCGTATGTTTCAATATAAGCCTCTATTGGATATGCATTTGTAAATTCAGATTCGATAACTTCTCTAATAACCTTTTTTTTCGTAAGATAAAATCTAGGAAGATAGTAAACATCTATCCCATATATTTGAATGGCTTCATTAATCATTCTTTGCAGAAGTGATTGTTCAACTCTTGAATCGTTACGAAAAAAAGGATTTAACATGTCTACCCAATAAGGTCAAAAGGAGGCATTTCATAGTCGTGGGTCATTCTTTCCATAATAATATCAATTTCTTTTTGAGCATCATCATATATTTGCCTACCGTTAAATTCAACACCTCCAGGCAACTTCATTCCTTGATATTTAATTAAATTCTGTCCCCATTGTCGTTTAATGATAGCAGTTGCATATCTTTTAATGAAAGAATCATTCCAAACCTTTGAAGATTCTGATGGGTCCATAGCTCTGTAACAATCAATAACAAGATATTCTCCTACAGATAAATCTTTCCAATTTACGTCAATATAAAGTCTATCACCTCTTTTATTAAATCTAACTGCCTTCTCTGGATTTAAAATCCAGTTAATATCTTCAAGGTATCTTTGAACCATTGTATAAGATAATAATTCTAATGAACCCCAATAATACAAATCGTTCAAGAAAAGTTGATATTTAATATTGAAAATTCCACTAGAAAGAGTTGTTCCTGCAGCAAAGTTAAATATTTTGTTGACGCCAATAATATGAGGAGGAATCTTAATATAATTTGCGGTTTCAACAAAGTTATAATTATCAATAGATGTAGTCCCAATACCAGCTTGATTTCCTTGTGCTCTATCAATGTCTTCTTGAGTTACTTGATATTTTAGAAAGGTTTGAATAACTCCGTCAAAATGTCTTTCATAGAACAACTGAAGAGCATCATCAATTAAGTCATCTAATTGCTCTTCAGCAATGGCTATTTCTATGACAGGTGCTCCTAATTTACGAAGGCAATAATCAATTAAGCCTTGTCTTGATGATGGTTGAGCCATATTTATTAACCTTTACAAGAATTTAATAGTTTTTGTAACATTTCTTTAACTTGATTGATTTCTTCTTTAATATCATTCAAGTCTCTTTCTAATACTTCTACTTTAGTCTTATCTTTTTGTTTAATTTTTAATGTAGATAAGTATCTCGAATATTCTTCCGAGTTTGTATTAATTATTGATTGTGTTTCGGTGTTTCGGATTAAGTCTGAATGACCTTCAATTTTAGTATATGTCATTTTAGTTTTCTCCAGCTAATGCAATGACTCTTAAGTCTTTAATTCTCGGTGGATAAGCCTGATTTGTTGAATTTCCAACTAGCTTAATACTGTAATATCTAAAAGCCGGTAAACTGTCCATTGTAAAACTGTACTCCCTATAAGTAATTTCATTAGACTTAAAGCCAATAGAGTCATCTTTAGGTATTCTATTGTCAGGTAGTCCATTGTTTTTTGATATATCAATAATTGTATTGCTAGAATCAAGATTATTATAACCAGGAAATGGATAATAGACTAGAGGTTCATTAGGATTATTCAAGACAGAATATAAGCACTTTACCTCACTAAAGACATTAATGTGAGCAGTGATGAAAATCTTTAAGGCATTTGCAGAAAGTTCAAGAGCAATTGGTTTACTCACATAAACAAATGCTGAAGGGTCATTAGATAAAGAAGCAATTCTATTGTCAGTTGCAAAGTTTGTAATAAGATTATCAATTCTATTGGAAGTGAAAGATAATGCTACTCGTTGTAAATCAATTGTTGGTGAAACAAGAGCATTAGAGCTATTAAATTGAACATTCAAAGTAAGAGACTTATTTCCAGGTAGAAAGCCTAGATACTGAGTTTCATTAACCTTGGAAGAAACTATTCTAGGAGTGTCAAAGTAATTATTCTCCGACAAAGAGATTTCAGTAAATCCACCGTCTTGATGAGATAGTTCATTTCCACTTATACTTGTTCCCGTCGTTGTTCTGAGCTTTGAAACAAGAGTTGTATTAGGAAGAACTTTAGACTCAATCAATGGTTTTACAATCTCAAAAGGAATGTTTTGAGATGCTCTAACTTTATCACCTCCAGTAGATTCTGTAAGTTTAAAGAAGAGTTGACCTAAAGCAGACCCTGAACTCCTATTTGTGATTCCTTGAGGAAGAGCAGCAACATTACCAGCTTGAGAAAAGTCTACTTTAATTTTATAGGAATCTAAAGTGATTTCAGAATCAGTTAGAGAATGAGTTTTATTAATACGTCTTAGTGATACACCATTCAGCTCATACTTCATAACTTCATCTATTGAAGTATAAGATGATGCTTTTGTTTGGTCAATTGAACGGGTTATTCCAGTTAAAGAATTACCTGAAACTCCAGTATATGAAAGAATCTCAGAGTCAATTAAAATATATCCAGGATTTGTTACCGAAACTGGAAGATTTTCAAACGTGGTAAAGTTTTGAGCATCTTCTAAAACAATATTTGATGTAGAGGTATTTGAATAAGTCTGAGAAAGTTTAGTAGTATTAATATCGCTAGAAACTTTACTTAAATTAACTTTATTAGTCTTAGAGTGCATTCCATGATTTAGATGATTGACTTTAATATATTCTCCGCTCTCTTCAACAATTAGATTATTTGGATAGGCTTTTACTACACCATCAAAATATAAATCACCTCCACCAATGGCATTGTAATAGAGAGTCTTGTTGGAATCATTTGCTACAAATTCACCTTGAACTTCATCTAAAATAAGTTCATTTTGACCTGAGATGGTTTGTACTGAGATGAGCATATTAGAGCCCAAATTTACAGCACCAATACTTGTTGGTGTTAAAATCTCACCAATTTTGTAACCATTTCCACCTGAAGAAATGGTAGCTCCAACTGAAGTAACAGAACCATTCGTTATAGTGATGTTAGCAGTTGCATTTCGTCCAGTTCCAGTTAGAGATGTTAGAGGAACATTATTGTAAGTTAAAGAACCACTTGAAGGAGTATAGCCAATTCCAGCATTGACAATTTTTAGATTTCCAGAAGCGGGTCCCGTAACATCAACTAATTTACCCTGACCTGTAGAATTTATTTGTGTTACAATGTTACCTGTAGTTAATGAAGATGAGACTAGAGTTGAACCTAACCCTACTCTTACTTTTCTTGAAATAATCTCTAATGGATTTTGATTGAGTATAGCAATTTGATTATTAGCCTCTCCAAGTTCTGAATTGTAGAAATTAATGTCACCTTGTAGAGATTTAAAATTCGCTCGATATATGGTGAATTTTAAATCATCAGTTTGAATTGATGTCCAGGTTGAACCATTTTGTGATTTAAAAAATGTTCCAGAGAGTGGTTGTTTTGTTACGAATATACTACTATTAGAACTAGAAGAAAGGTCCATTTCAGTTAGTCTTGAAACATGAACCTTATACTGGTCAGAATTAGAGGTTAGTGTAACACAATGAAACGTTTCACCTTCAAGAAAAACTGGTGAATCAAATTTTACTCTAGTAGCTAAAGTGCCATCATCAGATGTTGAGATTACCTCTGGCGTTAAAATAACCTCGGAATAAGGATGGACCCCATCAGAAGGTTGACCATATTCTGTAGGTCTTAATTGTATCGTTACAGGAAGTGTTACATCCTTACTATAGAAAAACAAATCAATAGATGTAGCAAAATAACCAGACTTGGCTGGAACATAAAATGTTTGAGCAATTGGGTCGGATATTTTCATCTATTTACTATTGCGATAAACTATTTATCTTCCAGCTAATCGTTTTGCAGCATCATTTAATCTATTAAGCTCAGAAACTTTGTTTAAGTTGTTAATTCCTGCAGCTTGTTTTAATTGAGATAAAGAAAATGAAGTTCCATTCTTTTGATTAATACTATCAACAACTCGATTTCCTTCAGAATCATCAATCTTATTACCTCGTGGTGAAATATCTCCATTTTGCCACGGTCTAACTTGTTGAACTTGAGTTGGAGAACCTGCAGAGGCTGGTGTATTAGAAGGTGTGCTAGATGAAGGGATTTGTCTAACTTCAACAACATTTTCTTGATAGTTTACAAGCGTTCCAGAAGCAATGAAATTGTTTTCAGCATAAGAACTAGCCCCGCTTTCGGCTGTTGAATTTGTAGGACTATCAGTTATTCTAAATCTCTTACTTCCAGTTTCAAATGAAGGATTTGCTCTAGGAATAAACAAAGACCCAAGAATGTCGCCATAAACATCTGATATTAATTTAACGTCAGAACTAACAATCGCCTCGGCACTAGAGGTTTGTCCTTTTAGTTTCATTCCACCATCAATATAACCCATGAAATCACTTTGAACCATGTTAGATAGACTAAACGTGTCTACATTGAGTATTGTAGAAGTTGAAGAGTAGCTTGCCTGAAGTGTTGTATTAGGATTGTAAGGATTTTGAACAAATACAACCGTGGGAGAATTATAAGGACCAAATTTATGATTACTATTGGCTACTCTAAACTTTATTGTGGCTCCAGTAATAGGATTTGTTCCAATAACAGTTTCACCAACTTGGAAGGTTCCTGAAGTCATCTGTATTTGAATGAGCTTAGGAACAACAAATTTATCCATTCCACGATTATCAAAAAAGACATAAAGTCTAGTAAATGGTTTTAGTCTTCTACCAACAAATTCAATGTTTCTTTGTCTCATGTAATTGATGATTTGACTACTAACTAAAGTATTACCTTCGGCCCAAATCTTAGAAACATGGTCCCAAACTGTTGGATTTAGACCAATCTGTTGATTTGATTTAGCTAGAGCAACTTGTTCAGGCGAGGGAACTAAAGACTTAGTTGAAACATAATTTGTTGAAACTTTAGCTTGGTCAACCCAAACATCAGAGGAAGGTTGAAGAGAAATAGAACCTTGAAAAAGGTTGTTTCTATAAGCTGAAACACTCTCAACTCTTGTGGAATATGGTTGAACTAATTCAACAACTTCATCATAATCTAAAGTGATGAGATTTCCAGTTTTCTTAACATTGGTTCCAATCAAGTCATTGATATATCTTAAATCAACATTAGATTCCGCAACAGTTCCTACGCCAATTATTGACTTAGTTGCAACAATAAGGTCTAATGCTGTTGTATAAGGAGCTGGTCTTAGTTCATTTGTATCAAAGTCAATACTATTTTTGATTATTGTAGTACGTTCTTGTGCGAGAGTTGTAGTAAAATTATCAACAAAGAATCCAGACTTAAAACGATTATTACCAAAATTATCTGGAATGAATAATTTAGAAGTATCAGATTCAAGTAAAGTAAGAGAAGTATAATACTCAAGATTGCTTATTCTATCTTCTAAACTCTTAATATCTTCCATTCTATAGCGTTTATACATCTTTAGCTCAAGTTGAGCATCATCTACAGAACAAAGATATGCAGGTAGATAAATTGAGGCGATTTCAATGGAATTTTCTAATGAAAAAGGAGGTTGTGGAGTTTCAGCAGGGTTTCCCGAAATTAACTCAATGTTACCTTCAGAAGTTAAAAAGAGCTTATCAATTCTTGAGAGATGGAATGAATAATCAAGGTTTATAGACTCATCAGAGGCTAAAACATTTCTAGGGTTTAAATGTGTAGCTGAAAAATCTCTACCTAAAAATTCAAATGGTGACCTAGTATTTTGATTTATGGTATAATTTGCCACTCTTGGTCGAATATCAATAATATCAGAGACAGAAATATTATCAACTTTAGGAAGTGAACAATAATCAAAATTGCTATAAGAGTTTACAGTGATTATGTCACCAACATCAGAAGTTAAGAACTCTGCAGACTCAAATATAATCGTTAATTGTCTATTGGGTTCTCGTTTATCAGAGGCCCTTACAATCTTACCGAAGTCATAAATTGTAGATTTTTGACCTTTTTCTAAAATATAATGTGAAGTGATGTCAGAATCCCCGATAACTACCCCATTAATGATTCCTGTTACTCCAGATTCTTGAAAAACTACTGTTTCATTTGATTGAAAACGAGAAGAATTTAAGAAAACGACATTAATGCTAGAATCATTTACTTTTCCAATGTGAATTGCAACAGTTTTTGTGGTTGAACCAATAAGTTTTTCACCAACAATCAAATCATCAGTTTTGCTTGTAGGACCATTAAGAGAAATTAGAGAAATATTTGGTAAAATTGCTGAATTTATTGTAGAAGATTCAAAAACCCCATAAATTTGAGTTACATCTGGAGTTAAAAGACAGATTTCTTGGTCTTGAACTCTTGTTCCATAAGGATAATTACCATAAGATAACCCGTCATTAAGAGTTGTTGTTCCAATACCCGAACTAGAGTATTTTGAGAGGTTTATAGTTAAAGTCTTAACTCTATTCTTATATTTTACTTTCTCTTTAACATTAATTTTTCTTAATGTTGCAATTAACTTGGCTTTAGAACCACTTCCCAGACCATTAATTGTTAAGGTTTGTGAACCATTCGTGAATACAAATTTATCTGAGGTTAAAACTTCGGTCGTCCCATCTTCTCTAATAAGAGCATAACGTTCTTCATCGAATGGTAAGAATGATTCATTTACATCAGCATTGATTGGACCAATAGAATTAGCTGAAACGGTAACGTCAATTTGCTTTCTTATAACAATATTAGATTCATTTAGATTGACATCATTAACCCTTTCCTTGGGTAGTTTAGTGTATAGAGTATTATCTTGAGACCTAGTAAAAGCTGAGGAAAGTATTGTAAAGTCTGTGGGATTTATAACACTTGTTGGAAGAGCACCTTCACAAATACCAGCAACTGTAGTTACTCCAGTTATTTTTAAGGTATTATGAGAAACCTCAGTTATTCTAGCATAATTTACTGTGGATACACCTGGAGTTGAGAATGAAACAAGGTTTCCAATATTTGCATTTCCGGCAAAACTATTGGACGTTAATGTAACCGTAGAAATTCCAGTTGCAGGAGAAATTGGAGTAATGTTTACTTGACCAATTCTTATTCCAACATTTTGCTTAACATCAGCAGTAAAGGTAAACCCTGCTCCAACTGTACCATAAACAGATTTTACATCATTCAGTGAATATGAAGTAACTGCAACAGATATTCTAGGATTTGAAATACCATTAAATGTTAAACTTTCTCCACTAGCAAAAGAGCCATTAACATCATAGACTGTAACAATTCCACTATTTCTAACATCATAACGAATAAAACCACTAGCTCCACTCAAATTTCCTTCAACTTTACAAGGAACATTAAAAATAGAATCAGAGGTTAAGTTTTGATTGAGAGAAAGTTCAGTATAAGGTTGTACGTCAAAAAGAGCAATATCCCACTCATTCAAGTTTGAATTGCTAGTGGAATAGCTTCCAGATTCTAATGCAAAATCATAAACTCTTGCAAGACCAATTTCTTTACCAGCCGAAACAATTTGTGAAGAACCAACTCTAGTATCTCTTAAACTTAAAATATAATTTGTTGAGATTCCAACAAAAGGAGTTCCATATACTCTATTCAGAGTTAAAGTTGGTCCTGTATAATAGTTAAGCTCTTGATTTTCTAATAGTTTAGTTGTTCTTGGTTTTAAAAAGTCTACAAAATTAACTCCAGTATCTACTTCATAACCTTGAACAAATGCCTGAATAGGAGAAATCTTATAAATCCCTAAAGAATCATTAGGAGTATTTCCGTCATAAGTGATTTCTGTAGATTCATAGATTCCATTATTTCCTAGGAAGTTATTTAAAGATTCGTTGACTGAGATTGTAGGTGGTGAAACATAATAATTGCCAGACTCGTTGAAAGTTCTTCTTGCTAGTTCTTTTTCTAAAACATTGTACTCAGGAATGTTTTGATTTGTAACCAAAAGACCATTTTGTATTTCTAGTAACTGAACAAAATTGCTTGGTTTTTCTTCTTCTAAGTCATATTTGGTTAGAATGAGTTCAAATGAAAATCTATCCGCTCCAGGTGCAGTGTAGTTAGAAAACCCAGATGAATTATCAAACAATGAAGAGTCATCATAAGCCGTTATGATTTTTTCATTAACATTGAAACCAACTCTACAAGAAACTTTGTTTGAATATTGGTCTAATAAAATAGAATGTTTAAATACATTAACAAACGTTCCACGAATAAAATAGATACCATCAAAAACTGTTACAGAACTAGCAATTGAATTACAATTACTAGAAATAGTTGCGGCAACTGTTTGCCCAGCTGAAAAGATTACTGTTTCGCCTGTGGAAAGAGTATTTGTTGTGGTTTCCTCTACAATAAGCTCTTCACCATCAACAAATAGAGCACTAATACCTAAAGAATTTGAACTGATGTATTTTACATAAATTGTATTGTTTCCTCTTATGGATTCTATTTCACTTCTATATTGAACAACTGTTGCTCTTACTCCACTTGTTTTACCTTTAAGAGTTTTACCATCTAAAAGTGATATGTAGGATGAAATTTCTACACCATTATAAGTGTTTTGAAGTTCAACTGCATTTAAGTCATCATCATAATCAATATTTCCAGGAATAACCACAGAGCCTTCCTTGAAAACATGATTTCCAAATTGCTCAATTTGATTTTGAAATATGGATTGTAGACTGTTTAATTCTCTTGCCTGAACAGGAAGTGGTTTGAATAATATCTTATAGTACGCATTAGCTGGACTATAATCATCATTATATGGATTGATATTAAGATTTGTTTCCTGTGGCATTTTGTATTAAAACTGCAAGTTAACTTTAATATCTTCTTTTTGGTTAATAGACCTCGTATATGATGCTCTATTTTCAACATGAATAATATCACCTGAATATTTTTTTACTTCTGGAGAAGATAGTCCATTAGTAAAATATTGTCCAAGATAACTATTATTTATTGCGTTATAGTCACCTGTAAAACTTACATCAATTGGTACTACATTGTTACCACAGGTTAAGTTAATTGAGCCAGATGTCGCTGGACTTGACGTAAATCTATTCAGAGTGTATCCATAAGTTGGATTTTGATTAAGAGAGCCATCAGTATTAAATCCGACCAATGAGCGGTCTTGCCAATATCTTAGAACATTGTTGGTGTAGTCAAATGATGCAACTCTTCCTACAGCAGTTAATCCTAATCCAACAGTTTGAGTAAAAATAGCATCAGATGGAAATGTTGATGCAGTTAAGTTAGACCCAACAACTTTAATTGCATATAGAGCACTTACTCTATCCGTTGTCAGTTTTGCGGAAGACGTTGGTGTTAAAGGATTTTTAACAACTCCAACTCTTGCAACTTGATTTCCAATGATGAAATCTGGATTAAGAGAATCATTCTCGAATCGAGTATAAAGAACAACTTTCTTTGCTCCCAGTTCTCTAAAAATATCATAACCATGCCCACCTTTAGGAGGAATAATGACATTAAAAACAGGAGAAGTATTTGAAACTTGGATGCCTCCAGCAACTAAATCAACAGTTCCATATGTATAATCACTTCCACCTTTTGTAATTGTTACGGAGTCAATCTTAGAATCATTGTTCGTAATAATGGTCGCTTCAGCTCCAGACCCGTCTCCTTTAATAGGAACTCTAACATAAGTTGTATTTGGATTACCTACAGAAACTCCACGATTTACAATCGTAACAATCTTTAATTGACCACTTATTGTCGCATTATTGCGAACTGCAGAATATTCTGAATTAGTTTCCCAGTCATTAGGGACTGGAATATAATTAGAAGATTCAAATTTGATAATATCACTGGGCTTAATTGTATAAAGATATTTCCAAATATAACCATCTCCGCTTTCACCAGCCCTTCTTGGTTCTAAATCTGTAAAAGTAGGTTGACTTAAAGAAGGTCTACCATTAGGATTTTCCGGGTCCATCCCATTGAAAAGACAAATGTAGACTCTATAATCCTCATTAACAACAAAGTAGTTTGCAGAGTATAAATTGGTTGCTCCAGAGGGTTTTGAGGTATTTGTTCTAGTAATATCATGCCGATACATATCATAAGTTGTTCCAGAAGTCCAAGTGACTTTTTTTACAACTTGACGGATTCCAGATGGTGCAACTCGTTTAAGAGCCAACATGGTATCCCAATAGCTATTCTCATCATTAAAACTATCTTTTGGAGCTGGGGGAGATAAATCCCAGTTTTCATCATTGTTTATAGCATTAGGCAGACCAATAAAAGTATAATAAACATCCTGACCAGAAATTGCTGCATCAACAAACTTCTTGGCTTCTTGTATTCTTAATTGGTCTGTTTTTATTGCTGACATCTTGAGTTTTTAGCTATTTAGGTGTAATTTTTATTTTTTAAGGGGTTAACTCTTTTAATAATTGGTGAACTATTAATTCCAGAGATTCCATTGTTATATACACTAAATGAAGTGTTAGATGTTCTAGGTTTAGTAACAATTCTACCCCAGCTATAAGTTCCATAAATTTGAGTAAATCCAAGCCCACTAATGGAATTATTTACAACTTGAGTGGTTACACTGGCAACAAACGTAGTTCCAATTCCAACAACAAAAGATTGACCAATAGCAACACTTGTTACGTTATAAACGTTATCAAGACAACTACTCCCTATAGAGAGTAATGCACCATTTCGTTCAAGTGATGTTATTCCATTACCAAGGAAAGTATTCTTCACTACAAAATAATAATTATCTTGAATACTACTAATTGTAACGGCAGTACCTGTAATACTGGTATTTCTTAATGCAGACTCTGGTGGAATGTAGAAATCAAATATAAGAGCTGTAGAGGCTATTCCAACTGTTGTTGTTTTAATTCCAGTGATATAACCAAAATCACCAGTGATAGCTAAAGATACTACATCTTCTATAACACCATTAGGATTACTAATAAGAACATTAGGTGGAGCAATTCTAGAATATTCACTTCCAGGCTGAACAACAGTTATTGAACTTATAGACCCTGCAGAGATGGTTGCAGTAGCAGATGCTCTATAAGTTGTTCCAAGACCAACTGGATTTGAAAATGTTACTTCTGGAGGAGCGGTATAGCCTTTTCCAGAATCATTGATAAAGACGCTACTAATGGTTCCAGAAGTTGAAACGAATGCCGTGGCTATAGCAACTCTAATTTCATCTTGACTGAAGATTTTAAGTTTGTTTCTATAATTTGCTGTGGTATTTTCTCTTTGGTCGTCGAAGAATGTGCGAACATTTTCCACAAAGATGGTATTGGTTGAACCATCAATAGACTTGATAAGATTTGTCGTAGGTTCAATAAGAGGTTCATAGATTTCTCTATTCTTTGGAACTTCTTTTCCATTGATGAAAATATCTTCAGTTTGCATACACAATTTAACTGGCCTTAAGTAGTTAATATCTTCAACAATGTTAGGACCATTATAAGGAATAGTTAGAACTGCATCTGATGAAAGTATATCCGAGACAATTCTACCGTTCTCTTCAAATCCATTATCATCTTTTAGTTGAACGCCATCTCCTTCTTTTACAGGAGAAATAACCTCAACATCAATAATATCGGAAGTACCATTACCACGATAAAAGAGAATTAAACAAGAACTTCCAACTCTTGGAGATTCGTCGAAGACAATATAGCTGCTCCCGAAAATTGTGTAATTATATCTTGGAATCTGTAGTACATTATTGATAAAGACCAGGAAAAGAGCATTAATATCAATAGGAGAACCAATTCGCTTTCTAATACTCTGGAGCTGATTGTCCACCCTAAGAGGAAAAATCTTTCTTGAGTTATTGAATAGACTTTCAACTGAGTCAATAATTTGAAGTTGTCCAAAAGTCCATCCAGCGAATTTTTGACGGTAAATATCTTCTACAGTTATTAAGAATGGAGTGTATCTTTCAGAGGATAATCCCCCTCCACCGCCGCCACCGCCGACGGGAACCAGGCTTATGGTGTGAGTAAGCGTCTTTAGAGATGACACATCCGTCTCAAATACAGAATCAACTGAAACTACAGTGGAAGGAACGTCGGCAAAGATTTCTGAATATAACGGTGGAGGACTTGATGGTAATTGAGTCCAGGTCTGAACAATCTCAGTAATGGTATTAGTAACTGAAGATATTCTGTAAGAAAATGCAGCAAGACCTTCAAAATTTAAATTTTTAAAGATAACTTGTTGAGTAGTTCCAGAATCTACAAAATCAACATAACCTGCATTATCTGGAAGATTAAGTTCTATAATGTCATTTGCAAAGGTATAATCTACATTTCCTAAAGTGCAAGTATATCCAGCCCCTCCAGAACCTGCAATTGTTGATATAAGAAGTCCATTTGTGCAAGTAGGATAAAGGTCACCACCGCCACCACCTCCTTCAGAGGCTGCATAAGTGAAGGTTGGAATACCTAAAGGTCCCTCCGTGTCTATTGTTAGAATATCTCCTTTATTATAACCAAACCCTCTATTAGAGAAGTCGAAATCAATAATACTAGCACCCATTCCGACCTTAATGTTTGCCTTAGCACCTGTTCCAATTCCATTAACTGGATGAACATATCTTAAAGGTACATCATGATAAGGAATTGGGTCATCAAATTTTACTACCGGAGGACTAGAAGCACTAAAACCACTTCCAGGATTAGTGATGGCAACTGAAACAACACGTCCATTTACTACGGATGCAACTCCAACAATTGTTTTAATAACTTCATCAGTTGTAGAAACATATACACCAACATTAATTGTTTGTAGAGAAGGTCTATACCCAGAACCACTGCTACCAATACTGATGGATTCAATTGTTCCAGCAATAGAAACAACAGCCGTACCTCCAGCAGCAACTAAAGGTTGGAAACCATAGTTCTCAGTATAACCAATTGCAACAATATTCCCTCCTACTGGAATACCAGAAACACCTGAATTATAGCTTTGTGGTTCAGAACTACTTAAGAATCTTATGGAGGTGATGCCACTTGTTTCTTTTAGAGTATAACCACCATAAGTCTTATGAACGCCCTCAAAATCAGATGGAGATTGAAAAACCTCTCCAATTAATATTGAGCCATTATTTTCTTCAAATCCTATAACATCAACTCCTTTAGATTTTAAAATGAAGGTGGAGGTAATACCATTAAAACCAGTAGAGATATCATCAAACACATAATTTGTTGCATAAGCATCTTTATCGTCATTGAGTTCACCATTTCTCAGGAATACTCTAGCTGTAAAATCTAAAGAAGTTGTTATTCCAACAAAATCAACATTCTCCGAAGACCCTGTAGTTGTCCCAATTGGTGTTGGCCCTTTAGGAGCCTCAACAAAATGTAGAACATTGTTAACAATATTATAATCTCCAGTTACTTTATAAACAGTTGTATTGGTAATATGTGATGTAATTGCAGTTCCAGCAATTCCTCGTTCAACATGTAGTGAATTTGTTGCTGCAAGACCGACTGAAACAATTTTAAATACCTCATCATCAATTATTGAAAAATCACCACTAGCAAAACTAGAGGTATCATAGAAGTAAATAACTGTCGATGCAATTCCAACATTATTTGATAATTGAGTAGTAACTTCAGTTCGTGTAACTGGAGCTTGTATAATACCACCAAGAGTTATAATGGATCTACTATTTTGTGAAGTTGCTGTTAAAGTGTGAGAAGTTCCAACACCAACACCAGTAATAACAATAGGAAGAGGAATTTCTCTTAAGGCATCCGCAGCAGAAGTTGAGAAACCAATTGAAGAATCACTATACTTGATGATGAAAACTTCTCCAGGTAGTTTATCAGTTGCACCTAGTCCGGTGATATTGGTGGTCGTTATACCAATAGGAGCCACATCGTAATTATAAGTGACTCTTTCTCCATGAGTAAAATAGTGATTGTTGAGGTTTAAAACACTATTATTTACATCAACAACTGAAGAACTAACTCCACTAAATGTTCTGGAGAATACTTCTAAATTATTAGATTTAAGCTCAAATTGCTTTAGATTTCCATCAAATTGTGGACTTATATCATCTACAATCAATACTCTGTTTCCTAGAGCTTCGGTATAATCTGCAATGATTTGAGATTTTAGATAAATCTCATTAGACCCTAATTCACCATCAACATAATAACTATTCTCTCCAGCTAAGTCAAAATCGTCAATACAATTTAAGTTTACATCAGATTCAATTGAAATGATGAAATCTACAACAGATGGGTCAAGAACAATTTCTTCTTCAACTGGTTCAGATTCAATAATAAGGTCAGCAAACTTTTTAAAACCTGCAGTATGATTTAAGCTGCTGACGGCATTATCCCAGGTGTTATAGTCAATTTTAGACTTCAGTGAATAAGAGAATGATTGATAGTAATTGTTATCTTGAATATGTTGAAATTCGTTATCCAAGAATCCTTTCTCAGTCCTCCAGCCTTTTCTAACAATAGAAGAGGAATCAATTTCATATCTTGATTCAAAATCAAAAACTCTATCAACAACTCCACTTGATAATGAGCCAGAAGCAACAATAATTTCCCCAGATTTAAATTCACTATTTGTTGAAATTGTCAATAATTCGTTTTCCTTATTCCAAAATTGAACAACTCCAGAATTGTCTCCAGAAGTTACAACTTCGTCCTTTAGAAAAAGATTCTTACTCAATTTAATGTCAAAAATCGGGAAGAAAGATTCAGGAATAATAGTTCCATTTATAAATCCCAAATTAGGAACACCAGGATATTCATTATCTTTCAAATAACCAAGAAGACTATAAGTTACGCTTCCATTTGAAAATCCAAGATTTGGCGTAATATTTGTAACAGTAAATCTTGCAAAATCATAAGACGATGAATTATATCCTTTAGCTAAATCATCCTCAACAATAGAAACATTCTCAACTAACACTTTATCTCCAACTCTAAACGGAAACTCATTAAGTGTGCTATAACTTTCAAAAAGTGTTGCAGTTACTTCTTTTGTAGTTGAGTTATAAGAAATTGAGTTTATTCCGATGGCATTTGAATTATTGGTTGGAATAATGATGGGACTAATATTATTGATACCCTTACTATTCTTTACAATTTTAACTTCCGTGTCACCTAACTCATATCTTAAGTCTACTTCGTCGATTGGTTTTAGAGTTAAGCCATCTAAAAGAATCAAATCTGGGGCAATTAGGTAGTTTCTACCTTGAGAAGCAATTCCAACGCTCTCAAGAGCACTTTGAGGAATAATCTTCAACACTACTGGAGTTTGAGTTATTGGTGTTAGAGTAAGGTCACTTGGATAATCATATCCAATATCATTAATTGAAACATTATTAATTCGACCAATAGATGTACTAGAAACATTAAGAATAGCACCAGTTCCTTGTTGAGTCTTAATTGAACTTATACCAGGAAGAGATTTATAATTAAGACCACCAGAAACTACAGTTACTCGTTCAATTCCACCTTGAGCATTCTTTGAAGAGGTGGTGTAACTAATGTTTTGAGTATATCTCTCAGCCTCTGGATATTTGTCTAAAATATACGAGAAAGAGGTTGTTCCGATACCGCTAACTCTATAAGTTCCAGAGAATGTACTATTGACATAATTGATGATGTTATTTGTTTCATTGTTTTCATCATCAACAAAGAGATTCAATGTTTTCAATGGTATCAGATTATAATAAAGCTCAGAAGGAATCTTATCGTCATAAGTGATGGTCAAGTTGGCATCATTATCAATTCCAATATTTCCTGTTTTTATTACATTGAATGTATTGTTGGTATTTGTTGTTCTAAATTCATTGATGAATTTTTTATCAATGAAAATGTTAAAATCAAATGCCGAAACAAACTGAGAGCCATCAAAGAGAGATAGACTAGCATCGGAAAGGTCAAAAACTAGAGTTTGATTCTTTGCAATCTCAATTCTAGGATTAACTTCATAAAGTGTACCAATGGACTGAGATGAGAGGTTGATAACAATAGGAACCTCTAATTGTGAATTATAATAAGAAGAGCAAAGACTAATCTTATTGGAGTTCTTAACTACAACATAATAAAGACCATCATTAGAAAGACCTGTAATAGGATTATCAGACTTGTATAGTATCTTCTGGCCAGTAAAATAATTGTGATTAACTATTGTGATGGTATCTAAAGATGTATCAACATCATTAGAAGCAAATACTCTAGGATTTACAACTAATAATTGTCTGAATAGATTGTAAACAACCTTAATAGTTTTAATTGTTGTGGGTTTTACTGAGACATTTACAATATCATTTCTCGATAGTTGAGAATTTGAAGATGTATATACGTTAGCCAAATATCTATCAACCTGTCCAAATGTTACATCATAGGACGTTTTAAAACTATGTTCATCTCCAGAGCCGAAGAAATGATAAGAAAGAATTTTAGCTGGAGCTGTAGTATTATAGCCAACAAAATTACCAGTAGTTCCGATTCCAACTCTTTCGGTTGAAACTCCAATAAAATTGTCAGAATATTTTACAGCATAAACCTCAGTACCATCTTGTAGAACTGAAGTATTGATTCCATTATTAGAAACAACAATTCCAGTTCCACCATTAACGTTATATTTTAATTTTTCACCAGTAACGATATTATGTTGAGGAATATAAATGCTCTTAGGTTGAATAAAGATATTTGTAAGACCTATGCCCGGATTAGAGAAAATAACTGTAGACCCTATTCCTACACCTAAAGACTCTGAAGGAATGAAATAAAGCTCTCTATTAACCTTAGAATTAATGAAGGAATTATTTTCGGTATCTACAATAAATTTACGAGGAACTTCGGTTATTGCAACTCCAGTTGTATGATAACCAGCTATAGAACCTGCATAACCCCTTTCAACATAAAGTCTTGATGAATCAATATCTACGTTAAGAACTTTGATTTTTTCAGATTCTAATTGATAGATGTCATTTGCCTGAATATTCAAATCCCCATAAACATTGATGTAAGTTGCAATTCCAGTGAGAGCGACAACATTCACATCCTCATTCAAAATAAGAACATTTTTAGGAACCTTAATTGTAAAGGTTTTTTCTAAAATCTTTTTATTCTTATTGACATTAGAAATAACAACAACATCGTCATCATTAAATGGATGAGGTAGTGTAGAGATACCAATTAAACCAGATTGTTGTTGATAAAACTCCACATTAAAAATTGAGGTTGAGGCTACCCCAATCTCCTTAACGGTCTTACCTTTTAATAATGAAACTTCAGCTCTTGCATTACTTCCACCAGTAGAGGTATTATTAAAAATAACTGAGTCTCTAATTTTATATCCATCTCCACTACTTGTTAAAGTTATTTCCTCAACTGAACCAGAAAGGGTGCTATTCACTCTTGCAGTTTGTTCAATAATATCAAAAGGCTTAAAGATGTAATTATAATTACTAGATGATGATTTTAACTTGTATGGTGCCGTGTTTCTTAACCATTTTGATTGATTTAAATCAATCTGGTCTTGATTAGATTTATAATCGAAGTTATATTCAGTGTAAGGTGATTTATAGCTCTTACCAATAAAATATGGGAAAGCCGGTTTGAAGTAGTTTTCAAATGGTCCATCAGACTGGATTTCATCTCCAGTAATGGTTGCAAAATAAGCATAAGTTCCTTTAGGAAAATCTGGAGTTATACAATATCTTCCATTATGTTCGTCTAAATCTCCATCGTTCTTATAGACATAATCTTCAACAAATAAACCTTCAGGGTATAGAGAAACTTCAGGGCGGTTTTCTTGATTAACTTCAAGTTTATAACTCGATTTCATATAACGAATTTGACCACCATTTTCCCTATCAAACCCATAAGGACCATAAATTGGATAACCATCATAAGACCATCCAATAATGGGTGAATGAGCATCTGAATGAATTTCAATGTTATTTAACAGTTTAAGGTCTTCTTGAAAGACTAATTCACCTGAAACAAATTTTGTTCCGGTAGAAATTTGTCTTAACTTTCTTGGAACATAACCATGAACATATTGTAATCCATATTTGGAGTTGATTCCACTTACAAGTATTCCATCATCAGGTGTGACTTGTTTTGAGGTAATTAATCTTTCAATTTGGTTGATAGTCCATTGCTTTGCATTTGTGCGTAAGATGCCTCCAGAACCGGCTGGAACAACGGTTAAAGTGATATTCCGGGCGTCATAACCATATCCGGGGTTTATAATCTTAACGTCGATTAATTGCCCATTTTCAACTACTGGAGTTAGCTCTGCATTTCTACCAGTTCCACTAATAATAATTGTAGGAGGAGCATAATATCCACTCCCTGAATCTATGATGAGAATTTGATTAATTCTACCATCAGCAACGATACCTTGAATGATGGCTCCAGTTCCACTAGAAATTGTAATGTCCGGCTGACGATTATAGTTTAAAATGTCTTCTTGACCATAATCTTTACCCCCATTCTCAACAAAAACTGAAGTAATTTCGCCACTGAAGATGGGTTGAATCTTTGCAGAAAATATAGCTACAGTTGTTGCAATTCCAGAAACACTAGAAATCTCAACATTAATTGGTTCATAATTGAAGAAATGAGTACCAATTCCCGAAGAGGATAATGAAATATATTGCTTAGTCTTAAAGAAAAAATCTTCAGTCGTATTTGAAACTTGTGAGAGCTTAAAAGAATGTTCATCAGCAGTAACATAATAAGGGGTATTTGTGGAAAGACCTACAATTGGTGAATTAGTATAGCCTTCGTAGATTATCTTCTCACCAGTTTTAAATCCGTGACTCGGAATAATGATTGTGTTGTTTGTTGTATTAATTCCACTGGAAGAAACTGAGATTCTTTTATTGGTGTAATTATAACCAGAATCGCTGACAATAATGGAAGAGATTTTAGTCTTTGCATCATGAGCCACAAATCTATGTTTTTCAAATCCAGTATAAGTGATGGAGACGGTGTTTATCCCAGAGATTGCATCGGATTGAGTTGTATGTAATCTAACCTGAGAGTCGTCCACCTTGGATGCAAAATATTCAGCATCTGTGGTTATTCCAAGAACCCTAGAGATACCATCTGGTTTAAAAATTATTTTTTCGGAATGATTGAATCCATGATATGTCGAGAAACCAATCGTATTATCTACAATGTTGGAAGATTCAAAAACCGCTGAATGTTCAAATAACCCAACTTCAGCCTTAGCCTTAGCTCCAGTTCCATTACCTCCAGTGATTTTAATTGTTGGGTCTGAAACAAAATTCAACCCCCTGTCAATAAGTCTAATTTCCTTAAGTGAACCTTTAACTTCACAATGCGCAACTAATCCAGAACCTTTAATATCTGTTGAAGTAATGACTGGTGGATGAATCACATCATAATTTTCTCCAGGAGCAATGACATCAATTGATTCAACTGGACCGTAAAATACTGCATCTCTAGATTTATAATTGACGATTTCCACACCGTTATTCAGAATTCCAATGTTCCCTATGGGAGTCTCGATTGTATCTTGTAAAAGACTTGCAACAGGAATTTCTCGGATGAGTTTTTGACTCCTTAAAGATTTACCATTAAGGTCGTTATAAGAGATTTTGCTAATTCCACTGATGGTTGCAGTCCCTGAAAACTGAATTAAGGAATTAGCGGCTAAATTAGCTCGACTTGAAGATAGTGAAATGGAATCAGTAGAATTTCTCTTAATATAATAAGTGCCTTGAGGGATTCCTAAATGATTACAATTTGACTCAAAACTATAAATGACTACGTCTCCAGTCAAGAAACCATGATGAAGTTTAATGATATTATATCCTTGAACATTTTGAGATAAGACTAAACTTCTATCTGTTACCTCTAAAGACCCATTAAAGTATGAAGGAATAGAAGCAGCGGCAACATATACATTCTCGCCATTTTCATAAACATTCTGAACATTTGTTGTAATAGATGATATTTCAGGATAATTAGATGCAGATGCCTTAGAGATTTTTAACTCAATATAATCAATACTAGAAAACGATAAGGAACCTTGCCCTTGAATAATAAAACTTCTATTGCTTTCTTTAAGAAATACAGAAGTTGAGACAATATCCCCATTCTTGTAAACAATGTCAATCGAATCTCCATTATTGATGAAGTTCTCATCAATGGTTGTTACTTGATACTTAGAGGCATTTACATCAATTAAATTTAAAGAACTCAGTTTATAAGATACTGGGATGTTATAGAACCAATTCTTCGTGCGAATGTCTGTACTTGTTTTACCTAAAGACTTAATGCGAATCGTATCTCCAACATTTAAATAATAAGCATTGTCGATTTCAGTAAGGTCATTGATGACTCCTGTAATTCTTACTGCTATTGCTATATTACCACTGTAACCATAAGCAAAATCATTAACAAGAACATCTGTTCCTTTTGGGTATTCTCTTAGAATATTTGAGCATCCATAAAACTGAGTTAATGATTTACTCGCATAAGAAATCAAGTCTCCATCTAAAATTAAATCTCCAGAATCTGGAAATCCAACTGTTGAATCAACATCAATAGTTTCAGAATTAGCTAAAACATTTGAGGTTAA